CAAACGAACTATTCCCTGGGTCAGTTGCTTCAGAAGCTGCTCTTGCGGCAGGGGATGTTATGACTGCAACTTTTCTTAATAGGCTTTACAACAAGCTTTCAAGAAGTTCAGTTGCTCCTTTGAGTGAAGGAATGTTTGTAGCAGTTATGCATGACGATGTTATCCATGACCTAAGAGATTCTGTTGGTGCAGGATCATGGGTTGATGTTAACAAGTATGCAAGACCTGAAGAAGTTCTTAGAAATGAGATTGGTATGCTTAATGGTTTTAGAATCATCAAAGACAACCTTATTTCTGTTAACACAGATGCTGGTGCAGCTGCTGTTGACTCTTACCATTCAATTTTCCTAGGCGAAAATGCACTTGGTAAGGCCGTTAGCCAATTACCACAAATGGTTCTCAGCGGGCCTTTTGATAAGCTTAATAGATTTTTAAATTTTGGATTCAAGATGACCCTTGATTACGGGATTTTGGATCAAGATGCACTTTACACCGGAACAACCGCTTCAAGCGTAGGCGTAAACGTTTAATAAAGAGGGGCTTCGGCCCCTTCTTTCTTTATGAAAAATATCTTTAATGCGAGTTTTTCCCTTATTGCTAAATCCCCCGAGGAACTTACAAAGCTTCAACTGCTTAACAGTCTGATAAATGATCGGGAGTTTAAATATAGGGACAGGGCACAGCTGTCAGATGGCAGATTTATCTGCTGGTTTGATGCCGATGCCACTAAATACATACCTATAAAGAGGGTTAAATAATGCCTTGGCGTTCTAATTATAAAGACAGAGAGCAGGACAGGTTTATAGAAAGACCTTCTGGTGAAACTGCTGTCAGGGTATGGATAGCAAATGAAGCTGGCGAGCCAGTACCTATCACGTTTAGCCAGCTGAATATGACCCCAAATATTGTTAATAAGTCGGTTCCGACTGCTGCCACAGAGGTTTCACAGACAATAACCGACGATACAAAATCATTAATTATAAGATCAAGAGATAAGACAGCACAATTACAGTTAGCATTTACTGCTACCGAAAGTGCTACAAAATATATTACAATAAGACCTAGCACAGTATTAACCTTGGATCAGCTGCAATTAACAAGCAAGACGCTTTATGTGCAGTCAGATAAAGGAAGTAATACAGTAGAGATTTTGGAATTACACACCTAGGGAGGGATGTATGATTACACTAGATTCAATCGACGCAGCTTTACACTCGATTAAGGTTTCGGACGGATCAAATGATCTGTTAATAGATGCTTCGGGACATATTTCAATAAATGACGGTGGCAACTCACTTACAGTAGATGCTGTTGATTTAGATATAAGAGACCTGGATGCCTCACAAGACAATGTTGCCATTAGTGACGGAACAGACACTCTTGCAGTTAATGCAGATGGGTCAATCAACTCCGTGGTTACGGCAACGGACCTCGACATTAGAGATCTCACCCATGCCAGTGACAGCATTAAGGTTGGTGATGGAACGGATTTTCTTGAAGTGAATGCGGATGGAAGTATTAACGTGCAATCATTTGAAGGCGGGTATTCTTCTTGGAAGGCGACTGCAGAATCAGTTACGACTACAGCTGCTCAAATTGCATCAACGCCGCTTTCTAGTAGATTAAGAATGATAATTCAAAACCTTGGAACTCAAGATATTTACCTAGGCCAAGTTGTGGGTGTTACTACCTCAACAGGGCTTAAACTTCCTAAGGGATCATCAATCGAAATGGCTTGGGATGCTGGTGCAGACATTTATGCACTTACTGCATCATCAACAGCCGATATTAGGATCTCGGAGTTTGCGGCATAATGATAAACCAAAAGGATTTGGAAAATTATAAGTCACTTAAAAGCGTAATTAATAGTGGAAGTTACGATATGAAAGGTAGTGCGGTCATAAGGGTCGCACTACTCTTTAAATGGTTTGATGAATTTCAGCCTAAAATCGAAGCTGCCCTAATGCCTGAGGTGATGGGTAATCCAATCCAGGAAGTGGGGGGCAGTGATGACGATAAGTGATTTAACGCCCTCTAATGTTCCCGCTGGCCCCAATGGGTCTGCGGTGCAAAATAGATTCACTCTTACAACAGAAATTGAGATAAAAGTTGGAGCTTCCAGGCTTGAAAACAGAGTAGAAATACTCCTGGAGATAGATACCGGCGACGCCTGCTTCTGGAGCTTCGACACCCCGGTGACGACAAGTGGTGCCAATAAAGGCTTCAGAGTAAGTAGAAATGAATTTATATCTATACCATGTGGGCCCAACCAACCTGTTTATATAATAAGCAATGGTTCTTCCAATATAATCGTAGCAGAGAGGGCCGAGTAATGGTTCAAAAAGCATCTGGCTCCACCTCAATACAAGACGAAGACACAGGGCTCAAGGCGAAAGTAGAGGCCAAGGGGTCCGGTGAAAATGCTGTCCATGTGATTTCTGATGCAACCGTGGTCGGAAGTAACGGCCAGGACTTTTACCTGGCGGTCCCCGCTGGATTAATTACAGACACAGAGTCAGTTAACAAGTTTGGTTTTAATCCTGACGTCAATGGTAGCAACTTTGAAGAGATCTGGGATGTGAGCACTAGTTATACATGGAAAACATCTGCCAGCACCGTAACGGTTAAATCAGATGACTCAAGCGACACTTCTGCAGGCTCTGGTGCGAGAACGGTGGAGATACAAGGCTTGGATGGGTCATACAATCCAATCTCTGAAACCATAACAATGAATGGCACTTCAAACGTAACAAGCTCTAATTCATATTTGAGAATATTCAGGATGAAGGTTTTGACAGCAGGGTCTCAGGAAGAAAACGACGGCGATATTACGGCCACTCATACAGGCACCGTAATAGCTCAAATAAGCGAAGAGAACAACCAGACCCTTATGGCCGTATATACGGTCAAGTCCGGGTACACGGCATATTTAACTAGCTTCTTTATAGGAATGGAACGGAACGTAGAGGCAGCTATCAGGCTTGATGTGAGACCCGAGGGCAGCGTGTTCCAAGTTAAAAGATACATAGTGTCTGACAGTGCAACTGAATCACTCCCATTTAAACCATATTTAAAGATTGAAGAAAAATCAGACATAAGAATGATGGGTAAGGCCCAAAGTGGGTCGCAGGGCATATCTGCAGGGTTCGACTTAATATTAGTCAAGAACTGAGGGAATTATGAGAAGAGTTAAATGGCAAGAGCTTAAATCACTGTTTGATATCCATGCAAGCATGCCTAGTAGGGCCATATACTCAGATGATGGGAATTTCTACCAGGTGACCCTCAAGCATAGCCAGATTGACGTTATCTGCCCTATTGCCAAAGATGTCAGCCCAAGTGCAGACCAGACAGATTGGGAAACAAACTATAAGTCCCAGGCAAACGACATAAGCAATTCCATTGACGTTAATATAATTTCTAATACATCAACATCGCCTGCATGCCCGACTATAAGTCCAAAATTAAAAACACATTTTAGTAATTCTGATATCGCCCTTACATCTTCGCATGCAACCGTATTTGAGAACACCGGGAATGGTAATTTATTTTCATTCGCGATGGAATTTAACTCAAACAGAGTTGCACTTAGACTTGAAGTGGATGGTAACGAAATATTCGACTACAAGCTAAGGGAAGAAATAGAGGGATTCGCAAGGTTCCATTCCAACGGGAAATCTAATGGCTCCATGGACCAGTTTTTTAGGTTAGGATCAAATGACAGATTATTGTTTGAACCACCCTGCCCTATTGCATATGGAACTAATTTTAAAATACAGGCAAAAGAAACAAATGGTAACAGAACAGTTGACTGGATAAATGTTTACTATACGGATGAGTCATGAGCGAGAATCTTATAAGAGTAAAATGGCCCGAGATGAAAGCGTTTATAGACGCAGCTGATCCGTTTTACAAGTACTATGAATATCAAAATAGAGATCACATATATGCCATAGATGAAAACTTTATGATGTATTGCCGAATGCGATTAGACCCGACTGACTCTACTGACATTGAAGATTGGCAGGACAATTATAGGGCTGGAGCTAATAAAAAAATTGCACAAAGATCACCCATCCAAAACGCTCAACTTGTCCAAGTTTCCCCTCTTGAGGGCTCATCTTTCATTAATGTAACCCATGATTGGTGTGACAAAACTACTTGGTACCAAAAATCCACCCAAGTAACAGGCGAGACCCTGGTATTGGATGCTGGAACAACTTACAAGGCAGTTAATAAATACTGGATAGACCTTATTAACGGAAAGGTTTACGACGAAGATATTGCCAATGCCGGTGGTACTTATAATGTTAAGATCTATGACAATGGCGTGGAACAGACATCCGGTATAACCTTGGATTATTCAAACGGGAAAGTTGCATTTGATTCTGCTCCAACAGGGCCTGTTACTGCTGATTATTACTACGCTGGTTCTAGTGAGTTCTGTGTTGCCCCGGCTGCTGGCAAGGTAATGATTATAGAACATGCAGAACTACAGTTTACAAAAGACCTTTCAATAACATCACCAATATATTTTGAAGTGTGGGTTTATAACCCTGTTGACCTTCCTAATAAAATGCTATACCAAAGAATCACCTATAAAAATGTTAAGGATCTGATAGCAAGTGGCAACCTTGGGACAGGTTCTATACCCGCGTGTGATAATATTTCTCAAGAAATTTTAATTTTTCCTTGGCATTATACCACCACAAAACCTTTTCAAAGCACACTTGGAGCAGAATTAAGAATGAGTGTTGCAGATGATAGTGAGCTCACAGGCGAATGGGGTGTTGCTACTCTGTATTGTTTATCAAAGGACGAGTAATGTTTTACCTCTGGTTTCTAAGATTCTTCAGGCCATTCATAATCGCTTATGGGTCTTGGTATGTATCTTTCAAGAAGCCATTAGTAGGGGATGAACAATTAGACATAGCTGAGCAGGTTATCAAGCGCGGTGATTTTATCCTTACATACAAAATCGGTGAAGCCACTAATCTGGGCATCCCGGGAGAGTATAAACACCTTGGTATTTATTTGGGCAACGGGAAAGTTATTGAAGCAGTGGGATCTGGTGTTAGAGTTGTTAGGCTGGACGGCTTCTTGTATAGGAAGGATAAGTTTAGAATAACCAGAGACACTTTACTCTCCCCAAGTTCCATTAACGCAATGATAGACTGGCTATATAAGCAAGAGGGTCAAAGATATGACATGGATCTTTCCCCCGAAAACGGAATGTTTTATTGTTATGAGCTTGGCGCTGTAGGATATGAAAGAGTCAAGGGTAACAAGATGTGTAAATTTAAATCGCTTGGCGCTGAGTTTTACACTGATAAAACATTTATAGAATGTGACTTATTCTCAGATGTATATGAATTCAAGGGAAAGATATGAAAGATAAATTAACGGTATTATTTTACGACGGGACAACTTACACAGATGTCTCTCAAGAGTCAGATAATTACATAGTAGACACTTTCTCGTCTCCATTAGACGCCGTAGATGATCAACTGCTTATCGGGTTTGATAAGCCTGTGTTTAATCTATATGCAGAGATGAGCACTGCTAACACTAACGCTGCTACATTATCTATTAAATATTATGTGGCATCCTTCACGGCCATGCCAGATATCTTGGATGAAACAAAGGCATTCACTAGAAGTGGGTTTATTTCATGGGATAAGGATAAAACCATATCTGACTGGGAAAAATCTACTATCAATGGTGAGGAGAAGTATTGGATTGAGATAACTTCCGATGTTGCCATGCTTGCAGGCACTGCCCTTGCTGGCCTTAAGATGGTTTTTGCTAACGACAATGATTTAAAAGAAGAATACCCCAATATTGTTGATGATTTTATACCAACAGGTGACACGACTTTTATTAGATACCACCAAGCCGTCACCAGGGACATTATCCAAAAATTAAGAAACCAAGGCAGAACCAAGGTTAAAACAAGACCTGACAATGCAAAGCTTGATGGAAACTCTAAATATTTAGCAGATATCACTATATGGGATTTATTAGATGTTTCTCAATTGAGAATTGCAGCTAAGTTTTTGGCCCTCTCAAAAATATTCTTTGCGTGCTCAGATGACATAGAGGACAAGTGGCTTCAATTGGCAGACAGATATAACAGGGACTTTGAAGAGGCATTCGGTGTTTACCTTCTTACTCTTGATACTGACGATGACGGGACATTGGACCGTGACGAACGTGGCCAGATAACAATTTCAAAGGTGCTTAGGGTATGAGTTCTATTGTAAAAGATATTAGAGAAGCGTTTGAATCAAGTATAGCTACAACTCTACCTACATATGAAGAGCTCAAATATAAATTCGACCTATTTAAGAACCACGGTAAAAACACAGGAAAAAGGTATGGAGTTATTGCAGGAGCGGCTGAGGGTGTTAGCGGTGTTCTCACAAATTATACCGCTGATAGGGATTTCACTGTTATATTATCGAACCAATTCACCAACAAAACAGATGACAGTAAGCAACAAATAGCTATAGACGAGCTAGAAGACGCCCTAGACGAGATTGTTAAAGAGGTCTCATGTACCAAGCTGGTTCCTGGCAAAGTCTTAAACATTGTCCTATCATCTATAGAAGAGATTAATTTAGAGGTTGAGAATGCTGTATCTTTACAGGCCATTTTCACCATTAAATATAGAAACCAACTAAACTAGGAGCTAATGATGGCCATAGGTGTAATCAAGAATGAAACAAAGGTAGGCATCGTAGAAGAAGCCGTCGAAGGAACAGAAGATCCAATCAGTGCAGGAGCTGAATTTATTCAAGTGCTAGAAGGCATTGAAGTTGCCCCTGCAAAAGAATTACTAGAAAGATTAATTATCGCTTCAGGCAAAGGTAAGGTTCAACCAAGAGTTTCCACTAAATCAGTAAGTGGCAGCACTCCTGTAGAATGGAAAGGCTCTGGTGTTGAAGGTCAAGCGCCTGAAACAGATGTTTTATGGCAAGCGCTACTTGGTGGTAAGAATCAATTAGTAGCAAGGATTACTACCGGGACAACCCACACAACATCTTTAATCAACGCCGTAGCTCACGGGCTAGTAGTTGGTGACTTTGTTGTAATATTAGAAGCGGGCGACCATACCGCTCACTTTGTTGAATCAAAAACAGATGACACATTTACTTATACGCCTGCTAGATCAGGTGCCCCAAGTGATGCTGTGGAGATTGCTAAATCCACAACTTATTATGCGGCCGGTGACGAGCCGACTTATACAAAGCATGTTTACTGGGGTGATGAGATCCACGAAAGCGCCATTGGCTTAAGGCCAGCAAGTGGAAGTTTCGAAAACCTTACAACTGGGCAAATACCTACAATAACATTTGCTGAAGAAGGTACTGACTATAATGAAGTAAATGAAGGGTCTTCTGCTACAGGTCAAACCCCCGCATTTGATGACGAGATCCCCCCAGTGGCGTTATGTGTTACCCTGACAAAAGATGGTGTGGCATTAGAAATGGACGAGCTCTCTTTGAGTGTTGAAAACACTATTTCATTTCTAACGAGTGTCACTTCGTGTACTGGTAGACTAAGCTCCAGGATTGCTGAAAGGCTTGTAAATGGAAGTTTAGCACCTTATATGGATGATAATTCACTAGATCTGTGGAATGATTTTAACGACAATACGAGCTTCAGCTTAGTTTGTATCTTTCGCAACGAATCAACAACAACTGGTGAGTTCGATCTTGGGTCAGTAGTGGGATTTTACCTTCCACAGTGTATTTTCACATCACTTACAAAAGCTGATAAAGACGGAGTTCTTACACGCCCTGCAGAGTTCCAGGCAAACACTGGGACAACCGGAGATCTAACAGAAATCTTTGTAGGTTTTTGTTAATCATATCCTTTGAATGAAGTGTCCTAGTGTCGTATGATATTAGGACATTCATTCATAGGAGACATTCATGATAGTTGTTCCGAGTTTAAAGAAACTTGTTAAATTCAAAATTGGCGACTTAGTATTTCACTCAAAGCCATTGTCTTATTTGGAAAGAGCAGAGCTTGCTTCACTCACAAACCAAGTAGGGAAAGACCCCGTTGTTAATCTAATTGAATCTCAAGCATACCTTATAAAACACACCTTAAAAAAATGTGAGGGTCTTAAGATTGAAGACGGTGGCGACTACGAGTTTGAGTTTGAAGGCGATCTTCTCACCGACGACTGTGTAAGTGAACTGTTTTCAATAGAGCCAACTGCCCTACTAAGGGATGCTTTAGCTGGCCTGGCCATGCCCCTCAAAGATGGAAAGATTTTAAATATCTACACCCAAGAAGCCCTTGAAGGCGTCGAGATCGTAAAAGATAAATCCAGGGTAAAGTAATAGGCCCATACCACGAACTGTGGGGGCCTTATTGCGACATCATAAGACAGTATAACAATGTCACTGACCAAGAATATATTTGCCTAGTAGCATCCATTGAAGCTTCGTATGAAAAAACATGGAACTGTTACCAGTGTAAAAAGCAGTTTGATAAGTATGAAAACAAAGAAAAAGCCGGGAATGCCTTGCGAAATATGATGCTTAAGAAAGGCTGTGAAGTCTCTGGTATTAGAAATTATCAGATAGAAAACATCAGATTCAACAGGTGCCCCGGCAATTACACTAACACTCAGGTCAGGTATTTGATTGACTGGTTCTTAATGTACGAAAAAGGTGTAATGCCTTTCGGTGGCACATTATCAGACCAGCCAGGCAAGCTGATAGAGATTTTCGAGTTAATCCAATCTATTAGAGATGAAAAAGAGATTCAACGAGAAAGGGAGGTTGAGAAAGAAGCCGCTCGCAAGAATAGTAAATCTAGGTAAATTCTATTAAAATAAAACCCATCAAGGAAAGATGATGGCCGAAACTGTCAAGACTACCCTTACGCTAGATGCCAAGCAGGCAGAAAAAGCGTTAAGGGCACTTAGAATATCTGTTAGTGCGCTAGAAAAAGGCTTTGACAAGGCCGATGATCAAGCAACTAAGAGCAATAAGAAGATGAAGAAGGGCCTAGATAGCTCTAGGCGTTCTGCTCTAAAGCTTGGCGCAGCCTTAACGGGCCTTGTTGCAGGGGCTGTTGTTTTTAAGGGTCTTCAGTTATTAACAAGAGGTTTTATCGCCGCTTCAAGAGAAGCCCTTGAGTTTTCCAAAGCAATAGCCGAAGTTAACTCAATACTCCCTAAAAATGAAAAACTTACAGAGAAATCCAAGCAAGCATTTATAGACTTCTCTTCTGCTTTCAGTGGGGATGCCCAGACTCAAGCTAAAGCCTTTTATGCAATTGTTTCAGCAGGTATTAAAACCACCGCTAGCCAGTTAGAGGTCCTGAAAGCTGCCAACCTTGCAGCTACCGCAGGGCTTGTAGATATCGATACTTCTGCTAAGGCGCTAGTGTCAACAATGAATGCTTATTCAAAAGCAGGCCTCACAGCAAAGCAATCGAGTGATGCATTATTCGTAGCAGTAAGGGAAGGTCAAACCACTTTTGGGGAGCTCTCGAACAATATTGGCGTAGTTGCTCCAATCGCAGCAGCTGCAAATGTGAGATTCGATGAATTGGCCGGAACACTAGCCGCTATAACCAAAGGTGGTATTTCCACAGATATTGCAGTGACAGGGCTAAAGGCAATTCTTACAACTGTAATTAAGCCTGCTAAGGAAACCGCCGACGCTGCTAAAAGGATGGGGCTTGATTTTAACATAGCCGCCATTGAGTCAAAAGGCTTTGCGGGATTTCTCAAAAGCGTAGCTGAGGCAACAGGTGGCTCGACTGAAAAACTAGGGAAACTATTCCCTAACGTAAGGGCTCTAGGCCCTATATTAAAAGTTGTATCTGGTGACTTTGAAGACTTTGAACGAATACTCGGAGAAACAGCAAAGACACTTGATGTTAACTCAAACGCAACTGCGGATGCATTCAAGGTCATATCCCAGTCAGCAGCTTTCCAGCTAGAAAGACTGCAACAAGAGCTCGCTAACCTTCCACAGGCATTCTTTGTTAATTTTGAACAACCGATAGCTTTTGGATTGAAAGCAATAAGAGAGTTTGTCGGTGGCAATGGGCTACTGCTAGTGGCTGACGCAGTAGATTTTGCTATAGGGACTTTTGTTTCATTTAGCAGCGCCATAAACACAACCCTTAATTTCATGAGCTTCCTTGCAGACTCGTCTGACGGCGTGACTATATCCGTCAAAGAATTGGCAGTTTCTTACAACGAGGCACTGGCCGCCTTATTGAGAT